AATATCTCTAAGATAAACCGCGGGAAAAGTTGTCCCGGATTAACTTTAATCGAACTTGGAGCCCATATTTATTATGGAGTACTACCAAAAGGAGGACGTTCCAACCTTCTTAACTGAGGTTTGTAACACCCCAAAGTTACAGTTATGCACAGACACTAAATTAAGTATTGGAAACACTTAATAGATTAGTGTTATGACATAGCTTTTGATTAAGAAAGCTGTATACAGCAAATTAGTTAGTAAAATGTATGACAACTATACAAACAAAAGTTACAAATAAACTCTTGGATGTACTGTTCCCAGAATTTTCTAATTCTACTAAGCTGTTTATAGATCTACTAAAAGATTTAATACATCATAATGGAACTCCACATACTATACAGTATATGAAAATCGTAAGACTTCATATAACTAGATACATATGTAAGAAACCATTAATGACAAACAAATCTTTAGTAGGTCTAGAACGCGGATTCCCTAAGAGGTATCTCTTTCTTAGAAAGATTCTAGACTCGAAAGGTATATTAGGTAAAAGATATATATTGTCTTTACTGAATATTTCTAGAGGACTAGAGCCTAATTCTAAGGAAGACAGGAAAATTAAGATTAATTATAAAACTATTACAGATCCATATAAAGGAAAGACTGGAAAGGTCATTCCCGATGAATTTATAATTGAATTTATAAATAATCTTAAGCTTCCTGGAGTGTATAATCCCGATTACGGGCCTGATTCTGACTACTTCAGTTCAAAATCAGGACCTGGAGGTCCATCAACATACAACGCAATGAACACGATCCTAAAATTAGGATACGGTCATTGACAGAGTATTCTTAATTTAGTTTCAGATCATGTATTTAATGGAAGAATACTTCCTAGAATACAAGACGCTTGAAACAGAGCAGTAGAAGGTAATCCTCTGCTACCCCCGAAAACCAATGATGGTATTGGGAAATTAAGTATCATAAAGGACCCTGAGTGTAAAAGGAGGATCATTGCTATGTTAGATTATCATAGTCAGTGAGCTCTCAAACCTCTCCATAACTATTTACTTAAAATTTTAGGTAACATAGATCAGGACAGGACTTTTACTCAAGACCCTTATAATAGTTGAGGATCTCAAGGTAAATACTACTCTATAGATCTTAGTGCAGCCACTGACCGTTTTCCCATAAG